GGGGGGGCCGCGGCGCCCCCTCTGCGCCCGAAAAAAAGGTTTGCTCTTGAGTAACGTTATTTATTGGGCTAGACTTCGGGCTTTATTGTGAGGTGTGCGCGATGGAATGTACTGCTTTAAATGATAAATTGATACATTTAGCTGGATATGCTGTTTTGATGATTGGGTTATTTTTACTTTTTATGTCTCCGCCTGAAGGTCGGAAAATTGGTCAAGCTTTATTTATGCAGATTTTTTCGTCTATTGGCTTAATAATTGTAGCTGTTCAGCTTTTTTATGTTTGTAAATAATTACCCTCAAACCCTTTGCAAGTTGCCTGCCAGCTTGCAAACAGATTGAGGGTAGCTCCCACAATCAAGCCCGCGACCCCGAAAGTACGGCCTGAACGTCATAAAAGTTCGGTAAAGAGACTGGCGGCGCGGGCATCTTACAAACAAAAGTTTGGATACTATCTTAGACAAATCGTCAAAACCGGACAGCTCGGCCAAGTGTCCGGGTAAGACAAAAAGTCTGAATACAAGGTTAAATCAAACGAAAAAGGAAAAAATGTAATGTACTTAGGATTGGATGTGTCCAAAAACACATTAGATTGCTGTCTGAACAAAGACGGCTTTTTTTATGCCTACAAGATAAGCAACAATCGAAAAGGATTTGAGAAACTCAAGATATGGCTTGACGGCCACGGCTGCGACGAAACACTACATTGCTGCTGTGAAGCTACGGGCAATTACTACGAAGCCGCCGCCGAATACTTGGCCGCACACTACAAAATGAGCGTGGAAAATCCCAGGAAAATAAAAGCCTATGCCGTATCCGAACTCAAAAGGAGCAAAAACGACAAACAAGATGCCAAAACGATAGCCGAATTTTGTGAAGAGAAGAGCCGAAAACTCAAAACGTGGAAGCCCAAAAACCAAATGGAAAAGGAGCTACAAAGCATCACACGCTACATAGCAAGACTGAAGCAACAAAAAGCATCCGAAACAGTCAAAAGGCAAACCGCATCAGACAACATTAAAGACCTAATAGACGAAACCATAGACTATCTCGGAAGCAAAATAAAAGAAGCTGAAGGCCGTCTGAAAACGTACATCAACCAAAATCCTGAACTCAAACAAAAAGCAAACAACTTAACTACAATACCCGGAATAGGCATACAGACGGCGGCAATCATCATGGCCGCCCTATCGGGCAATAACGATTTCAAAACGGCCAAACAATTTACCGCATACCTCGGCCTTGACCCTGCCGAATACAAAAGCGGAACATCCGTTAAAGGCAAAGACAGAATATCCAAAATTGGAGATTGCATAACAAGGGCGGCGCTCTTCAGCCCCGCCCTTGTAGCCTACCGCATAGGCACATTTCCTCGCCTTGTTGCCAATATGAGGCAAAACGGCAAACACATCATGCAAATTCTGACGGCCATCATGCGGAAGCTGGCCGTAGTAGCCTATACCCTGCATAAAACTAATACAACCTTTGAAAAACAAAGGCATACAAGGATTCAACAGAAGGCCGCCTAAAATTGCCGCAGATTGAGACAATGCCGAAATGACGGCAGGGGATACCTTTACCCGAAAAAATGCGTTACAGGTGCTTGACGGCCTAATATACTATCTCTTTATTTCCTTTTGTTTAATCAAACGTGATATTGGCGCGACAGTTCGTGTACGGTATCCACCAAAATTTTGGCGTGTTCGGGGTCGGCGTGTTGGTTGATGCCGTGTCCGAGGGTGAAGACATGGCCG